CCCCTGAAACACTTCCAGTGTCTCAGACCCGACCTTCTCACCGACAATGGCATGTGGCCCACCCCACTGGTTTCCCAGGGGCGATGTCCCCACATCAGGATGGCGTCCCGCCCATTAGCTGGATAGGTGAGCTTGTTCTGCTTAGGTGCCAATCGGATTGATGCCTTCAACCATAACCTTGTCATGGCACCACATAGAACCAAAAGAAGTACTCGCAGGGCCCTCGACTGCAATCGCCATATACACTTGGCAAGAACGATCAAGCACATCAACATTATTAGAAATGCTAGCGTTCGTGTCAAACATCTTGCGACGCATGCGAGTAGGCACCTGCACGTCGGTCTCCTGCCAGACAGGGAACGACACAACATCACCCAATCCCTTGACATAACCAAGGTAAACAGAAGGGGATGAAGCCGCTGTAATCAAGGCTGAGATAACCTCAGGATTGTCTGTGAACCCAACGTAGACGCGGCCAGAAGTGGTGGCGCCGACGCTTGGCTCCCAGCGAGCCCGAGTACCCGGCAAGAACTTGCCGGTAGAATAATACGCGACGATAGCCGGCCCATAGGTCGATGACAGCTGACCCTGGTATCCTGGAACGTAAAACCGCTCCAGTACACCAACGCCAGTGGCACCGGTCGAAAGGGACGTGCTAAGAGCACTATACTCCACAATAGTGGAATTGGAACTAGTGGGGTTCATACGAGGTTGAGGGTTGCGCCTCTTCCGAGTTGACCCACTGAAAGGATTCTTCTTCATCTGCTTGCCAACCATGTTGCGAGAGGGTTGTTGGAGATATCCAGCACTTTGACGTCGGGGTACGTCAGTGGGGTGGGTGTGAGCTGATCCAGTTCCTCGGCATAATCCGCCTCGAGTGCCACCTGGAAATCAGGGGTGATGCCAAACGCACGCCAAAAGCTGTAACGTGCGGCATCATCCACAACTCCAGGCTGAACACCACGAGCCATATACCCGAGACCACTGTCCCAGACCACCTCATCCACCCCAACTGACCGCACACCGGCACCAATGCGCAGCAGGCGGCGGTACCAGGCCTCCCAGACCGGCACGCCAGCTGTAAGTGAAAGGCCACAGCTGCCCACTGAGTGCGCCCACTGTCCTAGCATGAGCGGGTTGTCCCAACCCAAGAGAGACACACAATCTTTGCTCATTGCAACACGCGGGTCCCGGACCATGCGCCAACCAGTGCTCGTGAGCACGGGCTGCGCCTGGCAGAACACCACCTGTTCCAATACATAGACCGGGTCTTCCCGGGTGAGGGTAAACCCACCATCCAAGAACCAGGCGTCAATGCCATCCAAAGACTTGAGATCTTGCTTCTCCACAAACAAGACACAATCATCACCATTGTTGGCCAACCGGAACCGAATACCAGCTTGCTCACAATAGGCGATGACAATGCTTGACATGATGAGACAATTACCCATGCCAGTGTTGATGTCACCACTCATACGACAGCCATCAATGTCATACTCAACGACCTTGCCTTCCACCCGAGCAATGCCATGGTTACGCAACTGCCAGGAGAGCAACCGACGCAACTCAGGGCTATTAAAGACCGAATTGTAGACGGAGTGTTCCCACTTCAGCGCATCTACGCTGACGTGTTGGTCAAACCGGCTAGCATCCAGCCCCACAGCCACTGGTTCATCGAAACTCTCCCAATGCCGCGCCATCCATGTGCCCACTTCTCCAGCATTCATGCCCTTCAACACAACAGGGTAGCCCCAGACTCGAGCAAACCCTTTACAGAGCTCCTTTTCAAACAACTTGAGGTACCTGCCAACCTCAACATTGTATCTAGGAGACCTGGGACTGATGACACGCGGAGCAGGGTCACCCTTTGAAGTAAGGTTGACCTTCTCAGCTTTCACAAAGGTATTCACCCACGCGTCCTTGACATTTACAGCCCGAACAACAAGGCTTGCCACGGCACGCTCATATATGCCTCGCTTGCGCCCAGTGTACAACCCAGGATATTCATCCCGAGCGACAATGGGGGTCGAGCGCAAGACAGATAATAAGCGCTTC